AGATCGACGCCGGCAAGATGGAACTGGCCCCGACCCCCTTTGACCTGCGCGAAACCATTCAGGACGTCGTGCAGCCTGCAAGAGTAGGAAAAAACCGAAAGCGATAAATGGGTCTTTGAGAATTGAGATCATGAGGGGTTCCTTTCACAGGGTTCCACGGATCGACGCCCCGAGCGGTTCTCTCCACCAGGGCCGATCCATTGCGTCTTGTTCATCAGCCGTCATGCCCGTGCGCCCGTCCTGCGGTTCACTGTTGCGATTGTCGGGCACGGGCATGTAGGCGATTTCGACCCAGCGCATGCGGGAGGCAAAATGCGCCAGGGCCAGTGCGATGGCGTAGTCGCCGTGGCGCTTCTTGCCCTTGGCGTCGGCCTCGCGGATTTCGGGAACGCGGGGGATGCCACGCACCTTTTTGACGGCGCGCAGATCGCCCATGTGAGTGTCCCAGCGCCCAATTGAGAGCGTGGCCTCCTCAAAGGCGGTTTTCAGGGGCGGCATATTCACCCTGTACCAGTCCTGGCTGAACTTGATCGCCCAGACCATGCCGGGGCTGTCGTCGCCCTCCTTAAGGCCGAACTTGCGGCCCATGTCCTCGGCCACGGTCCAGCCCATGCCGGTGGCATCAAAGGCCGCGCCGACGCAGCGGGTGCGGACCCGCTCCATCACCATGCCGACGATCAGCTTCTGCTCATTTCCAGGCACATTGCGCATCTCAATGGAGAGCGCCTCGCGACGGTGCATGTTCTTTTCGATGGCGAGCAGGCACAGGACCGAGAGGTCGGCCACGCGGGCAAAGTCGAACCCCAGCGCATAAAGAACATCGAGCGGCAACGCGTCGAGCACCTGTTCCAGGCGTTCGAGGAAGGGGCGCATCAATTCCTGTTGCGCGGCGGTGCTGCGTTGCAGGTAGTCGGCGGGCAACTCCAGCTCCAGGCAGGGTGCCTCAGCGTTCATGCGCGCCTCGATCAGCGGCGCATTCAACCACGCCCCCGTCCCCGCCTTCGGGATGCAATGCAGTTCCTCGTCGGCGTCGTCGCCATAGACCGCGTGAGTGCTGTCGATCCACTCTTGCTTGCCCATCGGCTCGCGCCCCTGGGCGCGTTGGATCAACGCGATCCGCTCGTACAGCCCCGCCTGCACCGCGTCGTCAAAGGTGACGCGCACCACCTTCGCCGTCGGGCCTTTCTCACCGTCGTTCACTTGCCGCACCAGCACGTTGAAGGCGTTGGCGTCACCGTCGTGGGTGGAGATCACCAAGACCTTGCCGCCCCACATCAGCAGGGCATTGGCGGCCTTCAGCATCTCTTCCAGCTCGTCGTGGAATGCGGCCTCGTCGAAGATCACATAGCCCTGGCGACCACGCAGAGAGCGCGGCTTGGAGGAGAGCGCGACGACCTCAAAACCCGACGCAAAGCGGATGCGGAAGGCCTGGATGTCGCGGTCTTCCTTGCCGTCTTCCTGATCCTTGAAGAGGAACTCCTGCACCGAACTGGCGGCGGGCATGAATGCCTTGGCCCACATGGCACAGGTGTCGATAAACTCCCGCGCCATATCGAGGTTAAACCCGATGTAAAGCGTGTCCATGCCGCCCTCGGAACGGGCCAGACCAGAGGTCAGGACCGCGTCAGCGCCCACCGCCCAGGTCATCCCGATCCGACGCGATTTCTCGCAGACGACAAACTGGTAGAGCGCTGTCGTCTGAAGGAGCTGCTGCTGATAGGACAAAAGCACATGCGGCAGGTCCATGCTCTGGTCAAGCACGTCTGGCAGCATCTGACGGTCGGCCGCGCGCTGCGCCTCCCATTCCGCGTCGGTGATGGCCTCGACAGCCGTCACGCCCCGACCCCCAGAATATCGGCCTTGATGGCGTGGACGGTGTCCCGTGTCATGCCAAGCTGATGCGCCTTCTGCTCGATCTCGCCCGCGAGGCGTTCACGTTCCTTGCGCGCGACGCGGCGCTCCTCGTCTTCGCGCAGGCGTTCGCGCAAACCGGCGGATTGCATCAGATCCTTGAGCATGCGCGAGAGGTGCGCGAGGCTCTTGGGATCCCACTCGGCGTCGTCTTTTTCAGCGACCGTGTTCATCATCTGGAACGCCGCCGTGGCAATCATCTGCATCAGCACCTTGTGCATGGTGCTTTCCTGTTCGATGTCCAGATCGCCGAGGAGGGTTTCCGCCATGGCGAAAGCGTCGCGCTGATCCTTCAGCAACTTGGAGTATTCGCCCACGGCCGACTTGCCGATGCGGATCTCCTGCCCGGCTTCTTGCAGCCAGAAGTTCAGATCCTCGGTCACGGCGACAATGTCGCTGAACCCGCGTTCCTGCAACACCATGGCGAGCCGCTGGCGCAGCTCCATCGGGATCAAATCAAGCTTCTTGGGCGGTGGCATCGCTTACGCTCCCGGACGCGGGCGCTGGATCTCCGGGTGGCGGGCGATCCCCTGGGCAATCTCGACCCCGCGCGTGGTCGCCACGACCACGACAAAGCCTGCGTGGTCTTCCAGATCAACAAGCCCCTGCTCTTTCAGCCAGTGGGTCTCGGTTGTGACCTGGTCGCGTGTATAGGCGATCCCCACGCGCGGCAGTTGCGACGCCAGCATGGAAACGTTCGAGGTGTAGCGCGGGGCGTCCTCAAGAAATCGGAGAATGGCGATACGGGCGTGCTTGCGCAGATCGTCGGCGTAGCTCATGGCGGTCCTACTTGTTCAGAAGGTGGTCTTCGTGGCGAAACACCACGGTTTCGAGGCGGGTCATGATCTGCTGGTTGCCCTCCATGACGGCCGCCATTTGCTTCATGGTGCCGTTGATTTCGGACATGGAGAGCTGGATGCGGTGCAGGTCATCCTTGCTCGGCGCATCCGCCAGATCATGTTCCAGGCGGGTCAGCCGCTGCTCGTGGCGATCCATGCGTTCCTTGCCGGTCTTGAACCGTTCATCGACGTTGGACCGGCGGGTGCCGATCCAAGCGTAGATTGCAGAGGCCGTCGCGATCAGCAGCGAAAGAAGCGTGAGCGCGTTGCTGACCGTAAATGTCGGATCGAACTGCATCAGGCCCCGCCCCCGGCCGCGCCCTTGATCCGCTCAATGATGCCATCCTTGTTCTTCGACCCGGCCGAGCTGCCGAAGTAGAAGTTCAAAACCTGTGTCAAACCGGCAGCAAGTGAGCCAATCAGCAGCGCGAGGATCTCGGCGCTGGCGGGCGGCAAGCCATATTTGAGCATGTAAGCAATGACCGCAAAAAAGCCGATCAGAACCACCGCCGCGAGGATGCCGGGCACCCGATCCTTGGTCTGCATCTGCCGCTTGCGCGCGCTGTCGCGGTCACTGGCCGCGACCTTCTCCAGTTCGATACCCGCATCTACCAAATGGCGCTCCAGCTCGGCTTCAGCCTCCTTCAGCTTCAACAGGTCTTGAGGACCGGCCCCGAGGATCGCGGCCTCGACCTCCTCGTCAGTCGCATCCTGGCGGCCGAGGAGCTTCTCGGAGAGGGCCTTGGTGGCGACACCGGCGAGCGGGCCGCCAAGGGCGGTTGCGACTGTGGGGGCGATGCTGCCGAGGATCTGAAGGATCTTGTCTTTGCGCTTCATGGCTGGGCTCCTTTAGCGGGGATGGGCGTAGGTCACGGGATCGGCGTAGCTGGACACGATCCAGCCCTCCTGCCCGGCGTAGATCACTTGCAGCCACTCGCGGCCGTCAAAGGAGCCGCGCCGCAGGACCGGCACGGTGGTGCCGTCCGGGATCTTGGCGATGACATTGGGATTAAAGCTCGGCCAGCGGCGCATGTTCAGCGTGTCGCCACCCGTATCGGTAACCGCCAGATCGCGAAGCCCCATCGGTTCACTAAGCGCCAGCGCTTCCTCATCAGCCGGATCGTCGCGACCAAGCACATAGGAGCGCACATGCTCCAGCGGAAAGAGAGGGTTGGTGTCCACCTTGCGCCCCGGCGATACGTACCAATGCGGGCGGATGTCCTTGAGCGTCGGGACCTCAGAGAAAAGCTCGGGCAGAAGCCAAAGCAACGTGTCGAGCTGAGCCTCCGGGTAATGCATCCACATGCCCCGACCGTGCTCCGGCGTTTCCGCGATCTCGACCGAATAAGGGCGACCGTTCTCGACGGTTGCCCCAAACCAAGTGATACCGTTTGCCCCGGCCGCGCGCATCTTGCCGCGGTTCACCAGTTCGATGCCGATGGTGAAGTTGTTGCAGCCCTTGCGCCCGTGGTAGCTGGACGCCCCCGCGTGGTTTGCACGGCGATTGATCGGCACGAGCTGGCGCAGATTGCCGTTCAGTTCGATTACAAAATGCACCGAAACCTTGGCGTCGTTGTTTTCCAGGTAGTCGGCAGCGCTGCCCTCGGACAGGCTGCTGGCGGTATCGTGGAGAATCACCTGTTCGGGTGTGATTTCGCCGCCCATGTGCGTGGCCGGGGTGTAGTTCACGCCCGAAATAATACCGTTTTCAAATGCCATTTAAGCCACCCCTAAACCTGCTTTGCAGGTTTCAGGATGATGCAGACCCAAAACGAAAAACGCCCCCAAGGGCTTGGGGGCGTGTGCTAGAACAGGTTCAACTGGCCGGTGTCGTCAGGAGGGCCTTTGTCACGGAGATAGGCCCTCACCGTCTCATCTGTCACGCCTAACATGCGAGCGATTTCCGCTTTAGGCAATCCCTTTGATGCATACACCCTCGCGCGCCACTGTTTTGCCAACGGCACGCGGCGGGGCAGCGTTTCCACGATACTGGCGAGCATTCGTGCTTTTGCGTATCCGACAACTGCGACGACCCGGGACCGGGACTTTGGATCATTGGCGATATAAATCTCGGTGCCACCAAACGCCGCCAGGAACTTGAGCGCATCTTCCAGCCCCAACGCCTTCACATACGGCTCAACCTGGGCAGTCGGCTTAGGGAAGGCATTCTGTAGCTTGGCTTCAACGGCACGGGGAGCGCGGGTCATTTGCAGTGGGCCTCCCAGTCAAAGTCGATGTCCGCCCGCTGCCCCCAATTCTTCAAAGCCTGGATCACAGCGTCGATCTGCTTCCATTCCGTCAGCATGTCGACGTCGGCCGGAACCATCGCCCAATGATCGCCAAAGCGCGCCCGGATGAAGCGGTTAAGCCCGGCGCGGCTGGCGTCGCGCAGTTCGCCCGCCTTGCCAAGTTCGCTCCAGAGTTTGTGAACCAGTCTCAGATCCGCGCGAGGGGCCGGTTTATGCCGCTTGGAGGCGGTGAACCCGTCAGCTTCCAGGCGCTTCACCAGGGCTTTCAGCTCGACCTCTGTCATGTCCGACATTGACGCCTTGCCGGTCACCACCAGTTGCAGGTCGCGCCGGGCGTCGTTGTCGAGGCCCAGCTCACGGCACCCAAGATGGATCTTGCGTTTCAGAGCGACGGTTTTGGACATGGCTCACGCCCTCTGCTTTGCGCCAATCTGGCGGGCGGCATGGCCTGCCAGAACCTTGCGGCGGCGTTCCACAACGTGAAGCGGGATCCCCGAGCGTTCGGACAGCTCGGCAAGCTCCTCCGCGCTCGCTCCCAAGATCAGATGATCCACGTCCATACGCGCAAGCTGCGCGGGATAGCCGCGCCCGATCACGCTGCGAACGCCTCCCGAAATCGGCTGATCGTCCTGATCGGCAGGGGCCGGGACCCGTGCGGCATCCATGAACTTTGCAATCTGCATGATGGTCTCCTCCTCAAGCCTTCGCCAGGTCGATCTGAATGGCCTTCCATGCCGCATCGAGCGCGGTGCGCTGGTAGCAGCGCACATAGGATTTGGAGCCGACCACGCGGATCGCATCCTTGATGGCCTGCATGGCGCGACGCCAACGGTCATCTTCGATTTCCAGGCGCAGGAGCATGAAGATTTCGGAGCGGTTGATCTGACCGGCCTTGTCGGTGTTGAACGCGCGGGTGACGATGTCGCGGATTTCCGGGCGCGCATCAGCGGCCCATTCGGTCAGGCATTCGTCGACCAGCGTTTTGGCTGTTTGCAGCTCAGGTCCGAAGTCGATCAGATCCGCGACCTGGACCTGCACCTTGAACAGACCGTCATAGCTCATCAGGGTCTTGTTGCCCTTCTTTCCGCCGACTTTGGCGTCGTATTGCCCGGCAAGGATCGCCTCAAAAGCGCTTATGTCCTCGAAAGTGTGGGCTTTGAAACGGCTCACTTCATCGCTCAGGGCGAGCGCATAGCCGATGATTCCGCGCACGGTCTGATCCTGCAATTTGTCCTGCGGCTTGACCAATTCTGTCGGGCGCAGATCCCCCTGCGCGTTGCGCATGTAGGAAATCCCGTTGATCGTCTCCTCACCGCTGGGCACTTTCACCGGCTGACGGGATGGAACTGTCTTCTGAGCGTGCTGCTCGGTCATTTGCCTTTTCTCCTGTTCAGAGGGTCCGGGGAAACGTCCCCTTACTTGTTGTTCGGGTGGTTCGGGCACGTCGGGCAGGTCTTGAAGAGCCGGACGTGCTGGCTGTTAGCGGCAGAAAACGTCTTCGAGACCTCCACGCCCTGGCGGCACCGGTCCTTGCCGATTTTCCCCATCACCGGGCAGGCTACGGTTTCGGACATCAGTGCACCCCGGACCGATTGTTCGATGGCATCGGTGCTGGCCCCGTAGCGGTTGCTCAGTACAAGGTTCACCGCGCCTGCCGAGTACCCGATTTGGGTTGCAGTTTTCGCCTGGCTGGTGAGGTCGCAGGCCTTTGCAAGCGCCTCGACCCAATCCGGGGCGTTTCCGGCCCAGGCCTTGCGGGCTTTGTCCTGTGCAAATGTGCCTGTGGTCACAGCAACACCTCCTTATCGAGAGAAACAAAATCGGTCGTGTTCGGATCGAACACGCCTTTGACGGTGCGGGGTTTCGGGGCAATCCGGCCGGTATAGTTCACCAGCTTGAACCGGGCTTCGCGCTTGCCCCGGATGGCGGACTGGCGAACAACCAGATGCTGCGATTGCACCAACAGGCGGCAGTACGCCCGCGCCTTGGCGACGGTGACCTCGATCCCGCCTGCGTTGGCGTGGGCGGCAATATCTGTCGGGGTGAACTCACGCAGGCCACGCATGCTGCGCCACATGTTGCCCTCGGCGCTGGTGTCATATTCCGGCTCAGACACGCGCGGCAGATCATCAGCCGCATCGGCATGGATATAGACTTTGCGGTGGTCGCCGGTTTCGATCCGGATCAACAGCCCGGCCTTGGCCCAGCGATTGACAAAGTTCTTGGCTGAGGTTCGAGCGACCCCGAAGGCCAACAAGTCCGACCAATGAACCCGCATCAGAGATTTTGCGGAGCGGTAAGCGGACGCCTCCGCTTCGGAACGAAATTTTATCACGACTTGCGCCCCGCTACCTTGAGGTTGACTTTGGCGGGTGCGGGCGCGGCAGGCCCCGAAGCCGCCAGGCGCCGGGCAACAGGTGGTTGGCCCGTTGCGAAGGCCCGGTTGCCCCAGAGCGCCAGATCGGCGCGGCTGGTGCCGCGCGAGCGGGCCAGTTCTTTCGCCTGGTCGATATTGGTGACAACCCGGCGGATCGAGCCGCCAGAGGCCTCGACAATCTCCGCCAGAAGATCCTGCTCGATGGCGACATCCGGACTATAGATCCGCACCAGTTTTTCGGCATCGGAGAGGTTGCACGCCAAAGCCGGTTCCCAGGCGAGCTGTCGGTTGTGGATGTTCTCCCAATTGGTCAGGTGCTGCGGCAGTTCCTCCTCGCCGACCAGGATCACCGAGGACTGGCTTGCCTCGTAGAGATCACGGGCCAGCTCGATCAGCTTCTTGTTCTTGGTCAGATACTGCGCATCGTCGATAATCAGAGGACGATCCGAGCGGGCCAAATTCGCCGCAATCGCCTCGACCATGGCCGGAACGCCGCGCACGGGCTTGATACCGATTTCGCGCATGATGGATTGCAGGAAGTAGCTCGGCGTCCAGCAGCTCAGGACCTGGACGTTATAGGCCTGATATTCGTTGGTCGCGAAGGTGGTCGCGGTGGTTTTTCCCCAGCCCGAAGGCCCGTAGAAAACCGCCATTCCCGGCAGGCCCATGGAGCGCGCTTGCACCCGCTCGACCAGTGTAATCAGGGCTGCGACGTTGCGCAGTGGGGCGATGCTTGGTGTCATGCTCTGCTCTCCTTATTCCTCGTTGCCCAGAGCCTGCCGCATGCGCAGAAAGCTCCGGTATTGGGCGGATCGTTGATAATCCTGCATGAAGTTTCGCTGCTCTTCGGTCAGCGGGTGTCCTTCGGCCTCGAGCTGCTCCAGCTCCAGACAGCGGTTGAATAGCGCCTCGGGGTCGTCGTCGGCCGCAGCCGTTTTGCGACGGTCGGCCAGCCGCGCGATCTGCACTTCGAGCCGTTCTTCCCGGACGCTGTCGTGGTTTTCCTGTTGCAGGCGCGGTGTTCTGGGGGCCTTTGCGTGCGGGGTGACCAGTTGGATCACCTCGGCCTCCGGCAGGTCATCCGGTTGGGCATCCTCGCCGCCTGCCCGCAGACGCGCCGCAATCTCGGCCGCGGAATATTCACGGCTGGCGCGGGCTTCTTCTTTGGCGGCACGCATGAACTGGCTGCGTTTGCGGGCCAATTCGCGCGCATCTTCCACGCCAAGGAAGTCGCCGCGCTCCACACAGGCCGCGTGGCCGATGTATTGCCCGTCAAGATCATAGACGTGCAGCCCGGCGTGCAGGTTATCAGGGTCAAAGCGCCCGACCACCTTCTGTCCTGCGATGCGGTACATCCATTCGGCCCAATAGCGGGACCCCATCAGTTTCAGTTCGCCGTTCTTGGCACTTGCTTTCAGACCCTGCGCCCCCATGAGCCAGAGGCGGCGCTGTTCTTCGGTGGCCTTGCGGATCGGGCGGCTCTTATAAGAGGCCTCAAACACCTGGTTAAACGACCGCCCATAAGCGATTTCGCTGCGGCGGCCTTCGCGGGCATTGTGGTCTTCGATCTCCTCGGTCAGGACCGCAATGAAATCCTCAAGCGGGACCGCGCGATTGCCGTAATTCTCCGGCTTGGCGTCTGGCTTGTTGCCGGTATAGGCCCCGTCGAACGCCGGGTGTTTTGCGACCCTGTCGCAGAGGTCACGGAAGGCGCGCTCGATGGGCTTGGACTGGCCGGAATAGGGCGTGGCCCAATGCACCTTGACCCCGAGCATTGGCAAAAGGCCGGGCACATCATCCTCAAGCATCTTGAACCGGAACCGTGTTTCGGTGCCGCCGGTGATGACCTTGGCCGCAAATTCGCGCCCGTTGTCCAAAAGTGCGGCCTGCGGGATGCCATAGCGCTCGATCAGATCCCCAAGCGCGAGCTGAACCGTGTGGCTGTTGGCAGTCAACGAAAGCCGCCAGGAGAGGATCTTGCCGGAGTAAATATCCGAGAAGAACACGCCCTGGACACGTACAGGCAGGGCTTCGCCAGGCCAGCGCACAAAGACGTCGAACTTGTGGTAATCGCCGCAGATGCACTCAAGCGCGCTGAGGGCGCTCTTGTCGCGATCTTGATGCGGGTAGTACCGGCGCAGCGCCTCCGCCCCTTTGCGGAGGAAAATCTCGGTCGGCTTGGACACCGTTTCCTTGATCGCCTTGCGCACCCTGTGGATCGGGGCAATCGCCAACCTTTCTTTCTTGGCCACGCGCACCGCCCGATCATAGCAGGAGGTCATCGCAGGCTCGCCCAGGCGCAACCAATCGGAGCGGATCAGCGAGAGGAAGTCGGGGTCCAGCGGCGCGGCGTTGCCCTTGCCGCCGGTCGGCTTGGGCGCGAGATAGGCTAGCCAATCCGCCTCGGCCACGCCCTCGACCAGCGAAAGCCAGTTCCAGATGGACTTTTCCGAGGCCGCGACCCGCAACGCCACGGTTGCAACAGCGGCGGACCGGGTCATCCCTGCCCCCTCGCACTCAGCAACCAGCTGAACCGCCTGTAGGCGCTGCTCTGCCTTGGATTTAGCGTTGGCGTTCAGCGTGTCGTAATCCGCCCAAGCGGCCTCGCGGCTGCGTGCCGGTTCCGGTTCATCAACAGGCCGGGTAATCAGAGACAGCCGGGCGCGGATCGGGAACAGGGAATAGTGGTATTCCAGCCCCCCGCCCTTCCCTTTGCGGCGGCGGATCTTGCCCGGCTGACGGTCCCAACCTTCGTCCTTGGCGCGCTGGTTCACCTTGCGCTTGGTCGTGGGCAGATCAGGCAGACGCGCATCGGCAATCTCTGCGGCGCTCCACCATTCTTGGCTTGGGGTCTCCATCAGGCATCCCCCTCGCGGATCTCGTCGACCAGCGCCTGGACCTCATCCCCCTGATCTTCAACAAAGGTCACACGGCCAGCCTTGGGGGCACGCTTCCAGGCATCCGCCAACCGCTGCCAGGTCTTTTCGGTGTTGTTCATCGGCGGGGTGACGCCCTTGCCCTGCTCGCTCGCCCAGGTCTTCCGCGCGTCTTTAGCGGTCTTCGCCCCACCTTCGGCCAGAAGGTCGATCACGCGGTAGCGCTCGGCGACATCGCCGATCTTTGCAAGTTCGGTCAGATCGTTGAGCGTAACGGGACGACCAGACGACCGCAGACGGTGCGCGTCGCCGCCGGTCAATACCGACCCGGCGCTAACCATGCGGCGGACATGCCGGTCTGAGATCCCGAATTTTTCGGCTGTCGCTTGGCAAAAGGACATCGTGTCCGTTTGCCACCCACCCGTGTGTTGGTTCCCCCGGGTGCCGCCTTGTTTCGCCTCAGGATGCAGCTTTTCATAAACGCGTTTGCGCTCCGCCAGGAACACCGCAGTGTCCAGCGCGGTTAGCTCTGCCCCGGCGAGATTGTCGTCAATCTCCATGAGCCGGGCGAAGTCGTCATTGCAGTCCCAGCACACCACCTTGATGGTCGGCCATTCCAGATCCCGCGCTGCAGTCAGCCGGTGCCCACCCGCCAGCAACTCGAACTTGCCACTGCGCTTGATTTTCCGGACATGGATCGCGTCTTTCATGACCCCCAGTTCGCCGATGGAGGCTTTAATCGCCTCAACACCGGCCAGGGAGACCGGCCGCAGCCGGTTGCCCATCTGGATCTCGTCAACCGGCAGTTCGGTGATCGACTGAATGATCTTTGCCGCCATGGCCTATTCGTCCTCGTTCAATGTTCGATAAACAGCGGCAGGAAAAGCAAGCCGATGAGAATTATGACGACGCA